TCTTTTGGAGTAGCCGTTTTCGCCATGTTTTTCTTATCGTCTGCACGGTTAGTGGTGTACTTTTTACCTTTGTATTCAAATACTCCGCCAGCGCCTTGTTCTTTACGCGCTTTCGCAAATGCTTCTTTGAATGACATCTTCGGTGTAATTTTAATCGGCATGTCAGTATCCTTTTATAAGTGTTGTTACCATTTGACTTTGTCCGCCCAGTACGCTGCAGACATGTTACCACGAGAAATGTTTTTTCTGTGGCGGGCCTTAAACGATTTACGTTTTGCTTTCATCCGGGCAGATTCACCTTGTTTTGGTTTACCCGCCGTAGAAGCACCTTGCTGCCCGAAACGAATAACTCGTTCCTTACCCGCGGAACATGCTTTTACAACATGTGATTTTTTTGGGTGGGAGGGAGTTCTACGCGGCCTATTACAAGCCATACTGGATTTCTTTACTCGACCCCCAGACTTATAATAATGCCGCATAACTGTTATCCGTAACTCTTTAGCATAGATAATACTATGGTGTACGTATCCCCAGCAGTAGAGGCTGCTGCGGTCGTAAGGAAGTTAATATCCCCTGTTTTACCACTACCGGCATTGTTGGTTAGGCCACCAAATTTAGTGAAGTCATAATCTCCAGTATTTCCAGTAGTAGCGTACCAGATAGGAACGTCTGTAGTAGCGTCCCATAAGAGATGGACTTCTAAGCCTCGTACATCGTAATACATGTGCTCAATAACTACACCTGTACACGCCGCACCGGTTACTGGGTCAGCGGCAAGCGCGCTAACATCAACTTTAGTAACAGACGCCTCCCCGCTACCGTCAGATAAGTTAGTAAACTTCATTACTGCTCGGCGGGTAGTATCTGTTAAAGTCTGGCTTGTTACAGCATCTGCCATCTAAACCTCCTTAAAAGGGGAGAAAGCCTTTTCCCCCCGATTTAATTTAAGCAATCTGAGTGTACTCAATAATAAAGGTAAACGAACCTGCTGTTGTCGCATTTACAGTATTTGTGATGTTGCAGTAGATAGTTCTTTCTGCAGAAGTATATTGCGCAGAGACAGGGGCTGTTGCCGCATTTTGAGTTGTTTGGACTAGTGCAGTAAGCGTGGTGTTGCCTACAACAACGGTCGTGCCGCCATCCAAGATTTCATCTGCAACCGCAGCAACAATCTGAGCGCCAGAGCTAGATGTACCAACCTCGTAGCCGATATCGCCCGTTCCAATAACAGGGGCTACATCGCAGAAAATAGTAATAGCTGTGAGGATCGTATTTGCTGGTTGGGTGAACTCTCCAATAGTAGGGCTGTCGCCAGCAGTAGTGTTCACTGTTACGCCTGTAGCATAACCAACGTGCTTAATATATTTATTGGTAAAAACGCCTGTAGAAGCAACAGAAGAAGTCTCAGTAATAGCTCCTGTAGTTGCGTTCTCATTGATAACTTTAAAGCCGTTCACTGAACGGACGGGACCATTAAAAGTCGTATTAGCCATGAGTATCTCCTGTCTTGGCTGGTGTCAGCTACACAATGTAACTGTCAGGGATGAGTTAGTATACAAAATAAAAAGGGGAGTAGCAAGTACTCCCCTTAATATAATACGACGTAAGTTGTTATGCGCCGGGTGAACCAAAGATTCCAAGAGGATCAGATACACCAAACGAATAACGCTCACGAGCTTTATAGCGGCTGTTACCCGTATCAAAGTCAGCATCCATAGATGTGCTCATTGGGGTACGAACGAAATGCTTCAAGCCATTTGGAACGTCGGTGCAAAGGAACCAAGCGTTCGTGTCGGTCAAATAGTGGTTGATAGCATAACCTTCAGGAATCGAGCCGTTATTGCGGAGTGCGTTGAGGTCGTTATCCGCCGTGCCAACGCGACCTTCAGTCTCCAGCAGTCGAGTAGCGACGAACTGAAGAGCTGGTGGGATCACGAGCTTGCGCGGTTTAGCGGCAATCAACAGACCACGTTCGTCCGTCCAACCAGAGATTTGGATAACAGCAGCCTCAAGCGAAGTTTCGTTGAGGTCAGCAGCAACCGCTGGTTCGTTGGAGTTTGTACCGCCCGAAACAAGTGGGTGGTCCGTGGTGCAAAGAACTTTGCCGTCACCATACGTAGTACCGGAGAAAGCGTTGTTAAGAACGGCTGCTCCTTTAACTTGTTTGGTGTACGCCATAGCACGAGCCAATGCCTTCGTATAACGAGACGACAGAGAGTCGTACAAGTTATCTTCAATAGCTTCTTCAGTAACAGAGAAGCCCATTGCAACAGTTTCGTGCGTATAGCGAGCTGACCATGATTCTTGTGCATTGTCATATTCGATGGCAGAGCCTTCGCCTTTAACAGGTGCAGCAGAAAAGCCAGACAGCTTTACTTCTTCTTCGAAAGAACGATCTGAGCTTTCCGTTTCGAAAATCTCTTTGTGTTCCTCACCGTACTTTGCGTATTCCAAACCGAATAACGCGTTAAGTCCGGGGAGAAGTTCTTTCAGTAGTTGGGAGCGTGAAATAGCCATGATTTATTCTCCTACGATGCCCGTACCATACTGATGATACGGTGAGTTAATCTTTACCAATACATCAGTATAGGCATCGCCAATAGTAGACCCCGGTCTGGTTACAAACCCGATAACTTTAAATGCCTTGGTTGCTGTAGCAGTAGTAGCGTCGATCTGCATAACAGACTTGCCAGTAAAGGTATCGATAGAGGTAGTAGCGTTTTGCGCACCAGTGAGTGGAGCATTGTGCCCCAATGCAGTTTGTGCGATTGGGCCGTCTGCCTGTGCTTGGAAAGTAACACCCGGATCAGTGATAACAAACGCCGTAGCGTTAGTCGTACCTGAAGGGTAGTACTGAGAGAAGATTGTTTGGTTTTGAGCGTTAACGTACTCACAGCCAACAAACACACCCAGCGCGCCGATAGAGCTACCGCCGAGATTGTTAGTAGTCGCATCTGCGCCAGTACCACTAGCGAGTTGCACGTATCCTGCAGCGATCTCAACGATTGAGCCGTAGCCAATGTTCTGAGAAACACCTGCAGGGGTAATCAAAAACGAATCGCGGGCACCAGCATATGGCATACCGTCAGCTCGTTTTACGGGGATAAGCCCGTAACCTGCACTTGTAGTAGACATGATTTATATCCTATTTAGGTTTAAGTTCCATTGCCAAAAGTAACCTTCGACTTTCGCTCATTAAATAGCGGCATTCGAGGGTCGTTTTCCCGCATAAGGTTGTTGTCTACTGACCGTATCTGCGAATCGCTTTGTTCTTTGTAATAAGCGGAACGTTCTTCAACGAGTTCAGCCGGAGCTTTGCAAAGCATAAGCCCACCAATCACTACATTATCTTTGAAACGCTCTTGTTCCACAGAAACCATAGTAATCTCTGGGTGATCTACTGCTTTTACAGGTTCCCAACCTTCACGGAGTTTTGAGGAAACATTAGTGGCGTCTACTTGACCTTGCGTGGAAACACGTACCCAATGATACTTATACCCCGGCTCAGGATCGGGAGATGGTAAAACCTCCGGGCGCTGCCAAGCTCTTGTGCGGGTACTCTTCTCACGGGTCTCATTGTCACGGGCGATTCGGTTCTCAGCCATTTTTTGCTTTCCTCATATCTATTGCAACCTGTTCGGCGTATTGTTTCGGTGTAAGTCCTAGACGTTTTGCAAGTGTTACTTGTGTTTGCGTTAGTACCACCTTCTTAGGTGCTGTGCTCCGCGTAGCGGGGGCAACCACATTCGCTTGCCGTCTCGGCGTGTCGTCTTCAGCTACCTCATCAGAATCGAAATTCTCAGGAAATAACCTTTGCATACGAGAGTTAAGTGCCTCGTAGTATTCATCACTTTGCGGACTTACGCCCGATTTGACAAGTTTTTCATGCAACCCCAGCGCGTAACCTGTCATCTCATCGTCTGTGCCAAACCATGGATTAGACTTTGCCCATTCCTCGGCTCGTGCATCAACCTGCGCTGGAGCGGGTTGGTTGTTCGGTTCTTCTGAATCTACAGGTAACTCGTTACTCTGTAAAGGGGGTAGCTTTATATTGTTTAGCCTATCTGCCTTTATTTTAGCGGTAGTTAAACTTTCTTGTGCTTCTAGTACCGCTTCTGAGTCACCAGACTCGTACGCATCTTTGTACGCACGTTTGGCTTCTGTTAGTTCCGTATCCACAGCGTGCTTAGCTTGATCCAAAAGTGCAGTTTGGTTTTTTCCAACTGTGCCCTTTAGATTTTTATTCTCTTCTATAAGCTGCTGTGTAACACGTTCTAGTTCTTGGCGTTCACGTAGCGCTGCTTCTTTAGCTCTTCGCTCATCGTGGTAGCCCTTACTAAAATGCTTAATTCGTTTCTGTACTTTTTCAGAGTACTCTCCTAGCTCATCCTCGGTTACATCTTCGGGAGGGTCAGATGCTTTCCGATTACGATCAGCTTTAGGTGTGTCGTCTACGACTTCAACAGCAAAATCTTCTTCAGGCGGGCTAGCTGGTGCTTCATCTGGCTCTCCCATAGTTTTTGCTGAAGACGGGGCAACTTCTATCTCTATGCCTTCGTCCCCTGTATCTGGGTCTGGAAGTGAGAACTCAACTTTTTCAAACGGCATTAGATTATCTCCTACGCTTTTACAATACCACGGGGGTCAGGAACAACAGCTTCTACACTGTCATCGTTCATCAAACGAAATTCCTTTTCCCCAATTTTAAACCGTGTCCCACTATTAGCCCGGAACATTACGAAATCCCCCGGTTTACACCAAGGGCCGGTTGGGTATCGCTCTTTGTCGCTGTAGGCCATGTCTCCCATATCGACCACAAGGCCAATAATTGACATGATGTACTCATGGTGCTTCGCGGTATCAGTCTTAATAATCCCACTATCCCCATAAGTTTCTTCGATTTCAGGCAAAGCAATCAGAATATGATACCCAGCAGGTCGCGGTAGTTGGGCCTCAAAAACTTCTTCCTCGGAACGTTGTTTTTTAGCTGCATTAGTCATCATCAGTTTCCATATGGTTTCGCAAGAGGTCTTCCATGTGTAAGAGCGCGGAGTCGAGACCCCGAATTAAACCGCACAATTCCTTATATTCCGCGTAGTCTTTAGTACTACCGGTAGATAAGAAGTCCACTGCAGAGGAGCGCTGCTCCTCGATACGTTCTTTAAGCACGCCAAAGACGGTGTTAGCCATAAAATGTCCTTATTTCCCCTTGTTAGGAGCGGTTACAGTTTTAAATATCTCAAGGTCTAGTTTATCCGCGTCTGCTTTAAGGGCAGCGTCAACTTTTACTTTATCTTTCTGCGCGTCCACAATAAGTGAAGTTTTCTCCAACTCAAGTTTTTGAGCTTCAATAATAGCTCCAACTTTATCAGACTGAGCTTTACGTTGCTGCTCAGCCATACGTAACTGCATATCCATCTGATCTTTCTGCGTCTTGCGCTGAACTTCAGCTTCCTTAGTAGCCATCTCTTGGCGTTGCAGTTGTAATACAGGGTCTTGATTCTGTTGCTGAGCTTGTTGTTGCGCAGCCTGCTGCTGATGGGACTGAGTAAGTTGTTTGCCAGCGTCTGCCATAAGCCGCGCCAGATTGATTTCAACAACTTCAGGTAAGTTTTCATTTGGCGCAGGTAGTGGGACACCGAGCCGCTCCTCAATCTGTTTACGGTAGCTAAACCCAAGATGCTCAGCGATATGCGCTTGTAGTGAGGCCATAATCTGCTGTGCTTGAGGGTTCTGCCCAATTAATTTAGCGACCATCGGGTCTTGCATAAACGAAGTGTGTGTAGCGATATGCGCGTCGTGGTCCTGATAGATAAACGCCTTCATAGGCTTGCCGTTTAGTGCGTCCATGTTCTCACTAACAGGATCAGCCGGTTTCATATCATCTGTAGTTGGCACTAATTTATCTGCGTTCTTAACTCCTAGCACCTCGATCATCTGCCTATGAAGCGCAGGTAAGTCGTAAATCTGCGGGGCAGATTGGGCCATCTGTAAGACAGCTTGGTACTGCACAACACGTTGGGCCATAGTAGAGCTATTAGGGTCACTAACAGGAATTACATCTACTAGCGCGTAGTCAGCCTGTCGTGCAGTAACCTCTCCTCGGAGAGGCTGATACCCGTATTCCGCAGGAGCGTACTCAGCCATAATAGCCTTTAAGAGTTTAAACTCCTGCTTCATAGCATAGTGTACGCGGGCCTGTACTGCAGCCATAGGTTTAAGTGTACGCTCAAGCAACGCAAGTGTCGTGCCCACCGGAGCATTAGCCGACATATCAGAGATGTTCATGTCACTGATAGCGCCTAGCCTACGGCCTTCGTTTGTAATTTTATCGAGTAGGGCGAGTAGAGTTTGTGAAGGCTCTTTGTACGGAAGGGGCATGATATTATCACGAACACTACCAGACGGCACGTCTACATCACGCCACTCACCGGGCTCGATAGGCGTATCATCTCCTTTAATACGTAGCCCACGTGTCTTTAAGCCCCCCGGAAGGTTAGACAGTGTGCCCGCATCTACGAGCTGGCGAATTATAGAAGTACCCGCACGAGCGTACCCACCAATAATGTGGATCAGCCCAAGCCCATAAAATCCAAATCCCGGCACGTATACATAATGTACAAAATGCTGGCGCTTAAGCATAAGCGGATCGTCAGGGTTCCAGTTTCGGCGAATAGATAGAACTTCGTAGGTGCCCCGCTCAATAGTAACCACATATGGGCGAGCAATCTCGTCGTCCTCAGAATCTCCTGCTCCATCGATAACAAGGTCTGCGTGAATCTCGTAAAGTGCATACCGCTCGTCATCAGTAATAGAGAACCCGCCTTCCTCTGCTTTACGTTTTTCAATATCTGTGTGGAAGGCTTGGGGGTCTCCGAGGTCTACGTCTCTATAGAAGCCATTAGCTTGTAGTTTCTTAAGTTCGTTTTTAGTTTTACGCATTACATGAGTAACACGTTCGGCACTCTCTATATGAGATGCTCCATAAGGCACGATAACATCTTCTGCTGGAATGTAGATAGCTATCTGCCGACCAAGGTTAGGGTCGTAGTAAACTTTCTTAAATGCAGAACCTGCTAGCCCAAGACTATAAAGCATACGCTCATGCTCGGGACGATACTCTACCATTTGCTCAGTAAGCTCATAGTTCATATCCGCACGGACACGATTAGCGGCTTCTTCTTTCTCAGATGTTTCTTCGCCTAGAATTTTAGTTCGTACCGGACCTGCAGCGGGAAACGTCTCGCTCATAGTCTCTGCCTGAAAGCGGATAGCGGCTTCAGCTAGTACTGTAGAGTACACGCCACACGCACCATCCCATGGGTCAGTGCGTTCCTCGTATTTAAATCCTAATACGTCGAGCCCTTTAACAAAAGTGTCTGCCCAATCTTTGCGGCCTTCTACGTCACTATCTACATAATCAATGAGTTCATCTGCAAGAGAAGCTAACACATTATCATCTAGGTTTTCTGCAAGGTTAGCGGTAAACTCGGTAGCCCCAAGGTCTTCTCCAGCCACAAGGGTAATCTCTACACTGCCGTCATCCAAAGTAACCATGTCTGGATTGACGACTTCAATCTCAAGTCCTACCTCTTCTCCCTCACCCATATCTTCGTCAATACCAGCGGGGGCTTCATATAATCCTTTTTCAATAGCCATATTCTATTCCTTAATAATACCCACCACTGCGTTGCTTAAAGTATTTGATAGGTTCTGCTTCATCAGAAGGCAACGTAATAAACCCTCCTTGCCTAAAACGCATAAGAGCCATAACCGTTGAGTCAACTAAGTCATCATGGCTCATAAAGGGAAACCCTGCAATCTCTTCCACAAGCTCTTCACCCCAACGCGTCTGTGGTATCCATACCATACCGGACGCTACTATGTCTGCTACAGAATTTAACCGCGCTAATTTATCCCCGGACCCTCTATGTGGGGTGTATTCAGATACCGGTAACCCCATACGCCGCATTTCTTGATACAACGCGGCTCCAGCACTCTTTTTCTCCACAATAAACGAGTCAGGCTCCCACTCGGAGTACTCCTCCATAGCCAACTTCTTCAATTCAGGAAATTCTACCCGCTGTTTAATGCTATTTAGTAGTATAATGTGGTATTCACTAACTTCTTCGTTAAAAAACACCCCCCATGTCGTGAGCGCGGTGTAATCTGCACGGTTATGTGTTTCCGCAGCGGCGTCTAGGGACATAATAATGTATTCACAGCTAGGCGGGTCTTCTTTTTCCCAAGACCCCCACCATTCTCGCTTTATAAGCGCCGCTTCTTCCGCCGTAGGCTGCTGTTGGTACTGCGCGTTCCACTGAAACACCGGCATAGAGGCTTTTGTACGAGCCAAAGCCTCCAAATCAAAGAACTCAGGCCATAAAGGCTTCTGGACAGCGGTGCCATCTTCCTTATCTACGTCTAAAATAGCAGGAAACTCCACTATTTCATACTTATCCGCCCCTTCGTTCTGGCTCATATCTCTTGTAACACGCCCAGTGAGGTCATCCATGTGCCATCTAGTCTGAATAATGGCTACACGGCCCCCCGGCATAAGTCGAGTACGAGCACCAAACGTAAACCACTCGTATGCTTTCGCAAAAACTTCAAAATTACCATTAATAACGTCTTGTTCTGAGTGTGGGTCATCTATCAATAACAAGTCAGCGCCACGGCCCGCCAGTGCGCTACCAATACCACACGCGTAATACTCTCCACCAACGCTTGTGTTCCACCTACCGGCAGATTTTGAGTCCGATGCGAGTGAAACATTTGGAAATATTTCGCGATATTGTTCTGTATTAATAAGGTTCCGCACCTTACGCCCAAAATCCACAGCTAGGTCTGTAGTGTGAGAGACCATCATAACTTTTTTAGTCGGGTTCCGCCCTAAAAACCACGCAGGGTACATAATAGACACAAGCTGCGACTTCCCGTGACGTGGTGGGATGTTAACACATATGCGGTCTTTCTCGTCACGCTCGATAGCCATAAGCATATCAGCGAGAATCCTGTGATGTTTACCAACAATAAATTCCGGCATCATATGTTTACAGAACTCAATGAGGTCTTCGTGCGCGGCTTCATTATGTTTCCTAGCCGCTAGCTCATCTACAAGCCTATCTATTTCTTCAACTTCCTCGGCGCTATACTCATCGAGGTTTGCCAACATCGCTTGGACTTCATCTTCCGTAAATTCCAGAGCTGTACTACTCATCCTCAGCGCTCGACTTCAGTCCAAGTTCTTCCTCAACGTCCACTGCATCCCCGTCAATAATAATGCAGTCATCCGACTCAGGGTTAACTAGCCTAGCTAACTTAGACCGTAACTTGAGCCGTAGGTCATCTGTAGACTGATGAGTTATAGTAACTTCGGACTTTTCGGCGAAGAGACCTACGTCAGATATCTTACCCAGTAACTCAAGTGCACGAAGACGCACGCGGGGGTCCGCGTTATCTGACTCAAGTACTAGCTTGTTGGTAACCATATGCCGAATCTGAACGGCGCTCTCTACAACGGAGCGCCCAAACTCTTGCAAAATATTATTAGTTAAGACCAACGAAGCGGGGGTCATGGTAGCAGCTCTCTTAACTGTTACCTTCTTACTCGTCTTCTCTGGGTCTTCCGCATACGCCAACGCAATACTAGCGGCTACATCTTTATCTTCTTTAGTGGGGTCAACTTCTAAACCGTGTTCGGTTAGTTCCTGCACAGTATTGCAAGCCGCCTCCACGCGAGCCTTTAAGTCCGCGTAGGGCATGTCTTTAGAGTAAGGCACGTTAAGCTCTGTCTCTACAACTATAGTCATTATATTCCGCAGGTTTAATTAACCGTTAACACACTATACAGTAATTTTCTGACAAGGCCACCTATTTTGTTATACTGTGTATAGGTGCGGTGCAATAAATCTAGGGGGCGGTATGTCTAAACACCAATTCTACGGTAGGATATGTGAGACAATACTAACTGAGCATTTTTTACGGTTAGATTACTATGTATTTATCCCCCTCGCTGCCAACGGGCCAGCAGACTTAATAGCAGTCCACAAGGTAACACATAAAATTGTACTGCTGGACGCTAAGAAAGATCGAATAAGGCAGCAAAAGAACAGAAGGTCGCCATCAAGGATTCACCGAAAACGCACCGATGTACAAAAGAAACTAGGTGTGCGTATTGCATATGTTAATATTGATACCCGTGCGGTTCACATAGTACCCCCCATCAAATAGAGCTTGGGACTCCTATGGGGGGCCTTTCCTATATATAGGGGGGTGGGGGTCGCCAATCTCAAAAAACAGAAAAATATTCACCCAGACTAGTAGTATCTACGATACTACGGGACTCCTAAAGCTAAGCGGGGCATGGGGGTAGGGTGGGTTCGGCCTGTCAGCGTTTTGCGTTTTTTGTTAGTGAGCTCACTAACATTCATTTTTGTTTAGTCTTATGCCAATCTATCTATATACATCACGTCATAACCTGTTAGTGTGTATCTATCGAACGGGCCACATTGTGTGGCTCGCGATAACAGGAGTCTATACTATGACAACCAAGACAACCAAGACGGCCAAGACGGCCAAGGTTAACGTGTTCACTTTAATCACGGCCGAGGGAAAAGCCGAGCGTAAATTGGCTGGCGGCCGCGTGATCATTAATGACGCGTTCAAAGCGGACGGCGTAAAAGCCCAATGGTTCAAATCACCGGGCAAAGAAGGTGAAACGCTGCATACGCGCTTTTTCGACAAGTTAAACGCGGCAATCATTGCAGGATTTGAGAAGGCGGACCAAAAACTACTGGCGGCACCAATCAAGTCTCTGGATGATAACCAGAAGGCGGCGCGTAGGACAGCGCAGATGCAGATCGGGGCAAAGCGGAATGATTACCAGACCTCGTTTGAAAACTACCTGAGCCCCAAGTCTAAGACCAAGGGGGCAGACAAGCGGACAGACGACAAGACGTTCTGCCTAGAACGAGTGGCCGCAATGCTTAAGCGCTTAGAAAAAAGTGAAGGCGCGACATTCGATATCATCGAGGTTAGACACCAACTAGTTCAACTAACCAAAGCGCTATCGACCAAGGCCTAACATCTCAGGGTCCGGCACAATGCCGGACCCGCTTTTCTAAGGAAAACTATTATGGACATCAACAAACTTCTCACATTTATTTTCGCCGTGCTCGGCACCATTGCCGTGCTGCTCGCATTGTATGATCTGGCACCCAGTGGTAATTGGATCGCATTGGGCGTGTTAGTTGTTGGATCACAATTTATCTGCATGGCATTTCGCTCCACACTAAGACGTTAACATCTAGGGCTGGCCTTCGGGCTGGCCCTTTTTTTGTCTCTTTGAAACCAGTTCTTATCGTCGCGTCGAGCCCATACCCCGCTGATTTCGGCGCGGAAAGAAACCAGTTCTTATCGTCGCGTCGAGCCCACGCGGATGTTAGTGAGCACACTAACAAGTTACCCTGTATATTATGTAGTAGTCGCCTATCGATACCAGTTCTTGTCGTCGCGTCGAGCCCAAGTCATTGAAAACATGCAATGTTCTTTTGATTGTTCTGTTAGTGAGCTCACTAACATGTTGATACTAAACGATGTTCTTTTTTTTTCGCGCCTAATGTAGCAGAAATGGACCTAATGTAGCAAGCCGAGGGAACATTATAGTTTCATGCCAAAACATGGCAGGGTTTTGCAAGGTGTGGAATTGTTTGCTTATCAAAACGTGCAGTTTAGTTTATTATTATATATATATAGTATAATGTTGCAAATTGAAAAAACTATGTGATTACCTAATTCCCAAACGCCTTTGTTCCGTCCCTCCGTCCCCCTCTTTGCCGTACACTTAAAATCACGAAAAACAGCAACATTGCAACATTACTTTGTTATCAATGACTTGCCAGCCCCCACTAAAGAACATTACAGAACATTACAGAACATTACACACCTTGACACGTCCTGATAAACCTTGACATACCCCGACACATCTGCTACACTTACTACAGTTGATGGATAGTCTATCAACACATACAGGAGAACACGTTATGACAAGTCAATTAAGCACGTTATCAGTTCAGTCAGGTGAGTTTGTTAGTGAGCTCACTAACAATGATGTCTCAAGCATCGCCTCGTCAGCCATGTTGGTGGAGCTTAGCATCTCACAGTGGACAGGACGTAAGAAAGACAAGCGCGCCAGTTCAGATGTTACCTCTCGCAATTACGCGGACAACGGGGTTGCATCAGTCAACAAGAAGCTGATGGGCAAATGGGAGAAGCTCGACGCCCTGCACAAGTTAACAGGCAGCATCCGAAACGCGCACTATAGTATGACAATGCCATGGTCCGACACTGGGCTGCGTCTGGTAGCGACCGCAAAGTATTTCAAGTATCACCAACAGATGACTGAAATGCAGACAGCATGGGAGACACTTCGCGACGAGTGCATTGCCGAGTACGACTGGGAGCTTAGCAGCGCGCAAGCATCGCTTGGTGACTTGTTCCTGAGTACTGACTATCCGACTGTTAGTGAGCTCACTAACAAATTCGCGTTCCGCCTTTCCTACATCCCATTGCCAGAGGCTGGTGACTTTCGCGTCGATATCGGCAACGAGGGTAACGAGCAGATCAAGGCGCATTACAAGGATTACTACTCGCGTCAACTTACTAATGCCATGAACGATGTATGGCAGCGCACACACAAAGCACTTAGCGCAATGTCAGAGCGCCTCGACTACGCAGGGGCCGAGACCAAGAAAGTGTTCCGTGACTCGTTAGTAGACAACGTAGTTGAGATGATCGATCTACTCGATGTTTGCAACATTACACAGGACAGCCAGATGTCCAAGATCAAGAATGATCTGGATAACGCGTTACGAGGCATTACGCCAGACGCGTTGCGTGAGGACAACTACCTTCGCGCCGAAACCAAACGGGCGGTAGATAGTGCTATCGCTTCACTTCCATCACTTGATATCTAATAACACAACAGGAGAACATGTTATGACAAACGCACAGCAAATGTACGCACTCAACCTCGACCAGATCGCCACAGCCATACGGCATGGCGGCAACAAGCGGACGGTCCTGATACAGGGTCACATGGGCACGGGCAAGAGCTCGTTGCTCAAGACCTTAGCCAAGGAACTTCCCACGCATACCCCGTGCTACTTCGACTGCACGACCAAGGACTTGGGGGATATCAGCATACCCAAACTTGCTACGCTGGATAGCGAGGGTAGCGACTACGTCACGTATGCTACCAACGAGGAGCTTGGCGCGCATATCAATGGGCCGATCATCCTGATGGTTGATGAGTACGGCAAGGCCAACCCCGCTGTTAAGAACTCAATGCTTAGACTTATGCTTGAGCGCAAGATCGGGAGCTACACGCTGCATGAGGACAGCATAGTATTCGCGACCACCAACCTCGGCGCGGAGGGTGTGGGAGACTTGTTACCACCCCACGCACGTAACCGCATGACGGTAAGCACCGCACGTAAACCTGACAACATTGAATGGATAGAATGGGGCTTCAACAATGACATCGACCACAGTGTACTTGGCTGGGCAAAAGATAACCCGCAGCTCTTTGCGTCCTTTGAGGATGTCAAAGACCCGCAAGAAAACCCGTACATCTACCACCCCCGAGATCAGCGGGCAGCGTTTGTCACACCCCGCTCGTTGGAAGCAGCCTCGGACTGGCTCAAGCAGAGATCGCTGTACGACGATCAAACCCTGACATCTTTACTGATGGGTACTATCGGTGATCGCGGGGCGATGGACTTGATGGCCTTCGTCAAGCTCGCCGACCAGCTCCCGTCATTGGAGAGTATCAAGCAAGACCCACTCAGTGCCAAGGTGCCCGACAGTGCCGCAGCCGTGTGTATGGTGGTGTATCGTACACTAGCAAGTCTAGACAAGACTTGGCTCAACTCATGGATGGACTACATGGTGCGGCTCGATAAAGAAGCACAGGGCCTGTTCGCCAATGGGGTACGTAATCCGAAGTATTCCAAGCAGTCAATGGTGATGACCAACAGGAAGTTCACCGACTGGGCCATGCAGAACAACTACATGTTCGCAGCAGACAAGGCGTAACATGTTAGTGAGCTCACTAACAAACGGGGTGCAGTTACACCTGCACCCCACTAACACACAGGAGAACAAGTTATGTTAGCAATGGGAAAGACACTAACGGTAGAGCAGCGGTTATCCAAAGCCGTTGTCGATATCATGGCAAACCCTAAGTATGTCGCGCTTGCTGGTGTGCTTATGATCGGTGATCGCACGGTATGTGATGATGTCCCCACGGCATGTACGAATGGTCGTGATGAGATGTACGGTAGGGAGTTTGTCTCTGACCTCTCTGACTCACAGTTAAGGTTCTTAGTTTTGCATGAGAGCTATCACAAGCTATACAGACATCTCACCACGTGGGAGCATTTATACCGTGAAAACCCTCAACTCGCAAATCAAGCATGCGACTATGTTATCAACTGTAAGATATCCGACGACAACAAGGATGGCTTCGCAGTCATGCCGGAGGGCGGTCTACTGGATGCACGCTTCCGCGGCATGGACAGCGCACAGGTATACACCTTACTGAAAGATGATGAGGAGCAAGGTGACGGTCAGGGCCAAGGTCAAGGTCAAGGCGAGGGCTTCGATGAGCATGACTGGGAGGGCGCGCAATCACTAGACGCTGACGAGCAACGGGAGCTGGCACGTGATCTAGACGAGGCGATACGCAAAGGCGCTTTGATCGCTGGCAAGATGGGGAGCGGTGGTGACCGTGACCTAGAGCAACTACTCAAACCACAGATAGATTGGCGCGAGGTGCTACGAGACTTTATCACTACGTCATGTTCTGGCAGTGACTACTCCACATGGAGACGACCTAACAGGCGTTTCGTCAGTAGCGGATACTACATGCCGAGCGGTATCACCGAACAAGTGGGAGAGCTAGTCGTAGCCATTGACACGTCAGGGTCTATCGGGAGCCGACAGTTGACCGCGTTCCTATCTGAGATCAAGGGCGTGTGTGACACGGTACACCCCGAGCGAGTACGGCTTCTGTACTGGGATACATCAGTGTGTGGTGACGAGACATACGAGAGCAATGAGCTAGACAGTCTAGCGACAAGCACCAAGCCTGTTGGTGGGGGCGGCACCGATGTTACATGTGTGCCAGCGTATATCGCGAAGCACAGCATAAACGCACAAGCAGCGATAGTGTTGACCGATGGGTACGTTGGCGCTTGGGGCACATGGTCGATACCATTGCTATGGTGCATCTTAGACAACGAACGAGCTACGCCTGACAGCGGTAAGGTAGTTCACATAAAAGGGAGGGAGTTATGATAAGCGCGTTAACTTGTTTGGCTGTAGCCGTATACTTCGAGGCTCGTGGGGAGCCGTTGGCTGGACAGCTAGCTGTGGCACAAGTCGTGCTAAACCGAGTAGTCAGTGAGAAGTATCCCGATAACATATGTGATGTTATCACGCAGGGGCCAACGCATGGGGGAGAGCCGGTACTACATATGTGTCAGTTCTCGTTCTACTGTGATGGACGCCCTGAAGACATTACCGATGAGGAAGCGTGGGCCACATCAAAGAACGTCGCTAACGCAGCACTGGTATCACCGCTAGATGTGAGCGATGGAGCTACGCTGTACCACGCAGTAACAGTGTTTCCCGAGTGGAGAAATCGTATGCAGGTAACGGTACGGTTGGGGCAGCACATTTTTTATAAACAGGAGAACTAAAATGCAACCGCGTGTAAACAACTTCGATCAAATCGTCGCACTCTATAATAGTATTAAACCTTTGGTGAGTAAGCACCATAGTTTGGCAGATGACATACGACCCATAGATAAACGTAGCCGCAAGCATGAGCGTGTTGTGGAGATTATACAGGGCAAGAAGTACGCCCTGACTTGTAATCTCTATGGTGACGACCGACCCCCAATAACATGGGAGCGGCTTAATACCGGAGACTTTGTAACAGTAGACACTGAAGCGAGTTATACTCAAACATATAGGCAGCAGTTTCTACACGCGCAGCTTCCAGTAGGGCTATCCTTTATCAACGGGAGCACACATTACATGGGAGCATGGGACGGGCAGCAGGAACACCGCTACTACGCACCGAGAGCAGCCGATAAGAAAGTTTCTCATAAGCCGACCCCGCTTGTGTTTAAGCATACTTCCCCAAGCTCGCCCCCAATGCTGGGGACAGCGTACTACACATGGAGACATGTTTCAGGGAGTTACACCAAGCCGACTGTACGGGTTGACAAAGAAAAAAAGAAAGCTCTGAAGCCCTACACCGACGAGTTTTTCGATTGGCTATGCGCTGTCGGCCCGCTGCTTCCAACCTCATGGAGTGATCTTAGAGCGGAAGTACGTAAGCTACCATTCGGTCAAAGTAAGGTTGAGGAGATCACAAAGATCATACAAGACCCAGAACACGAACTACGTGTGGCTCTCGCGTGTGATTTCATAGATCGGATGCAGAACTTCTCGGTAAAAGCGATTACTACACCAGAACAACTTAAGTCGTTTAGGAGTAGATATAATACATGGGTGAACCACTCTTTTAAATTAGCCACTAAGACTTTGGGAGAATAAAAATGCGAGTACCTACTGACGTGTCACGTTGTTTATCTGGAGAAGCCCCGCTTGTGTCGAGCTTAGCGGAGCAAGACCTAACCTGCTTTTCCGAAGAGCTAGGTCAGTTACTTACGGAGGTTAAGAAGCGGCTTCGTGGGTGTAAGTTTGGGAGACCAACTAACCTGATGCCGTATAGAAGCACGAACACGGCCTACGTATACTACGAAGATTCTCTTCTTGCGCTAGGATGTTTACGGTATGGAGACTACCAGAAAAACGTCGAGGGGGAGGCTAAGTTTGTTGTGGAGTCTCGGACTATATACAACGAGAGGTACGATAGTTATGACAAAGGGTACCACATGGTTTCGTCAAAGAACTTAAAGACGGCGGTCAAGAACGCGTGTACGCAGCTACGCCCGTGGGGTGCGAGTGAACTAGCGACCTACCTGTGGACAAAATTAAGTATACACAGGGAGTGGCGCGAAGGCAGATACGATATAGTGAGCGCTGTTAACACAGCGCGCCGTGCGATAGGGAGTACCGAAACCGTAGTTGCGGAGCTGCTACACCTATACACGGCGGGGCACACTTTCATGGATACTTCTGTAAGGGAGCTAGTAGCTAATTACTCCGATGCCCATAAAGCATGTGAGGAAGATAGGCAGGAGAGACAGCACGGTATCGCGTTTGTATACGGCAAAGAAGACGCGGTATCTGTTGTGCATAAAGCTAGCGCGGACGTTGACCCCTATGTCCGTAACGACTTTACAGGTAATTTAGCTACATACAACCACGCAGAATTACCCGAGGACATAAGCGGGCGCGTGGCGGCTCTGAGCATGTGTGAGTCTGGCGCGTTTGTAGATAAAGTAGGGTTTCGGGTAGCGGAGAATTGCTTCTATGTATACACAGACTAAACAAAACGACAGCCTTTACCGGCTAAAGATAAACAAAGCAACAAAACAAGTTAGTGTGTTACGTATTGCTATGGAATCTCTTGACGATGAGTGTAACACACTATACGATACTGTTGACTCGTTGCCAAATTGGCTACAGGAGGGGGTCGCTATTCTATCAATGACAAGCGCTGAGCCCCCCACCCAAGAAGTCATCGGTATCGGTAGGAGGATCGACGAAGATACTTACTGGCTGTACGAGCCAGACGGAGAACTGGTATCAACAAATACCTAAAGGGAGAAAATTATGACACCGGAAGCTAAAGTAAAACGTGTTGTTACAAAACAACTAAAGGAGATGGGAGCCTACTACTTCTTCCCCGCAACGGGCGGGTATGGTCGAAGCGGGGTACCGGATATCGTAGGATGCTGGGAGGGTTTTTTCTTTGCGATTGAGTGTAAAGCTGGACGGAACAAGCCTACCCCTTTGCAGGAACGTAACCTCGCAGAGATACTCGAAGCCGGAGGCGCTCAGCTAGTAGCTAACGAAGACAATGCGGCTGGCGTTACTAAGTGGCTAGAGGGCTGGAAACGAAAGCGCCAATTACCCGAATGGTATCGTTCCGTAGTAGATGTTACAGAGGGAGAATAACCATGCACAATTCAATCAGGCTCGCACTTAAACGAAGTCTCAGACAACCCATAGTAAAGCCCCTTCAAGAAGAGTTGGAGCAGCGTTGGGATGTTGTTGGGGAAGTTTTTGACGTGGGTGAGGTATGCACAGATGGTTGCGAGTGGTATCGTAGGGAAGAGTGTCATTTGCTGGAGACTGCCCGTACTGATCCCGAGTGGTGCCCCGCATACGAAGATCAACTTAGACTAATGGAGGGCGAGTGATGTCGCGTAAAAATGAAGCACCTTCGAGCAGGTACATGGGCGGCTATGTAAGCGCTGTTTCAGAGTATGGTGAGCATAAGTTTGACCTAGACGAAGTAATATATGACTTACAAACACACCCGACCGGAAATGAAGAGCAGCAAGGATACTTAGACGCGCTGCTGTCCATAAGAAGATATGGTGTGCCCGTCAACATTGTAGACAATATCGCTTACGTCGGGTGGCAAATGGGCAAACTTCAAGGCTCTGATACTTTCTTTTATTCTTTGGCAAACCGTGTAGAGGGAGAACAAAATGACTTATTGTGAAATTCTTAAAAGCCGAATCCAAGCTGGGGAAATAGACACGCTGGACGCCGTTGAGTGGCTGCAAGTTCACGGGTTGACAGTAACAAAGGCGCTGGCTTTGTTAGGAGGCGACGATGAATAAATTATTGTTTAGCGCAGGGGCACTAACATTTGCAGTGCTTGCTTGGATGACGATCTACGACGGGATCAACCGCCACATGATTGAACATCAAGAGTGTGGATACAAATATTGCAAAGCGGAGGAAAAGTAGATGCCGATTGGATATCACAGAAGCGGCAAACCCCAAGTATGGAATGGGTCTGGCATGGCATCGCTAACGCCTGAGCAAAGGTCAAAGGCAATGGAAGCCGCATCAAAACGTGCTAGGGCGTATAATAACGGCTGGCCCCCCAGTGTGCAGAAGGAGGGGGTACCCCATACATACCACTTAGCCACTATAGAATGGGATAGGCGGATAAAAGCGGCTAGACAAAAAAAGGAGGGTAAAAATGAACATAGTTAATATAGTTGACGAGCTACGCAAAGAACAGGGCTTGAAATGGCGTCACCTAGCCGAAAAGGCCAACGTCTCAGAACCCTGCTTATTTAATTGGCGGCGCGGCATTAGCGCACCGACGCTCTCACGGGTGGAGATGGTGCTCGACGCACTCGGCTACGAGATCGAAGTGGTACTAAAGCAATGATGTGTGAATTTTGCGGAGGCACAGGCATTTGGGATGGGGACGTTGAGACAATTAACGGGCCGATGGCTGTGCAGCACCCTTGCTCAGAGTGTAATGGAACTGGAATCGCAGACTGCTGTAATGGCATGACCGCTGAACAAGTTATTGATTACGATAATAAGGACACGGATAAATGACATGGTTTTGGACATCAAACTTTGTACACCTTGTGCGGCGCGTGACAGGCCGCTTCGACAGTTGGCTGTGGTCAAAACAGACAGCAGCTATACAGGGCCGGAGAACGTCTACGCGGTCTACAGTAGAATAATTAGTCAATACAAACAAAATACAGGAGATACAAATGGTACTAATAAACTGGCTATATAGCCTTTTTGTGGCAAAGCTAGCTTGCTCCAATGCCGTAGAAGAGCGGCATAACTTGTTAAATGCCCTCGACAAATCATCTACAAAACGAGCGCGCCGGTTGCCTGACAGCACCCACACGGACAAGAACTCAGATAGCGCGGGGGATAAGTAACATGAAGAATACTCCCGAACAGCTAGAGCTTCCCTTTGATCCCCCACTAGAAGTCGTTTCAGCGCGTGCAAAGGTGCTTAGAACCGCAGAAGGCTACATAACTAAAGATCGAGCCAATACTCATGGGGACATGGAAGCTAATTTTACTTGTGTAGCTGAGTACTGGACGACTCATATAGGGCATACAGTTACCGCCGTCGATGTAGCGGTGATGATGTCTTTACTTAAACTCGCTCGTATCAAGAGCAACGCAGGTAATTTAGACAACTGGGTTGATGGGTGCGGTTACTTGGCTTGTGGTGGCGAGTTAACAAGTAAGGAGGCATAGCTGTGGACCTCATAACAATAGATTTTGAGACGTACTACGCTAAAGATTTCTCATTATCCAAGATGACAACAGAAGAGTACATACGTGACCCTAGGTTTCAAGTAATCGGGGTCAGTGTGAAAGTTAACAACGGACCAACGGAGTGGGCTAGTGGGACACATGAAGAAATTAAGACCTATTTACAAACATTCAACTGGGACGAGGCTATGTTACTCGCTCACAATACTATGTTTGATGGTGCCATTGCTGCTTGGCGCTATAATATTTTTCCTCGGGCTTATACCGATACTCTGTGTATCGCCCGTGCTGTACACGGGGTGGAAGTTAGTGGAAGTCTCAAAGCACTTGTCGAAAGATATGATCTCGGAGCTAAAGGAACAGAAGTTATCCAAGCCCTTGGTAAACGTAGAGAAGACTTCTCCCCCACCGAATTAGCTCGATACGGAGACTACTGCATCAACGATGTTAACCTAACCTACGAGTTGTTTCGAGTACTGGGGGTAGGGTATCCGCGTAAGGAGTTAAAGCTAATAGACTTAACCTTACGTATGTTCATTGACCCCATACTTGACTTGGATTTGGGGCTGCTTGAACAACATTTAGAAAACGCAAAGTCGGCTAAAGAAGACCTACTAACATCTTCTGGGGTAACTAAAGAAGACCTTATGAGCAACCCTAAGTTTGCTGAAGTATTGAAGTCGTTGGGGGTGGTGCCGCCTACTAAAATTAGTCTACGTACAGGGAAAGAGGCTTTTGCTTTCGCCAAATCAGACGAAGATTTTAAAGCGTTACTAGACCACGAAGATGTACGGGTACAGGCAGCGGTAACTGCACGGCTAGGGATAAAGAGTACGCTAGAAGAGACCCGGACCCAACGGTTTATCGATATCTCTAAACGAGGGCTGCTGCCGGTTCCGGTCAGATACTACGCGGCGCACACAGGTAGGTGGGGTGGGGATGATAAGATTAACCTACAAAACCTGCCGTCCCGTGGCCCTAACGGTAAGGTGTTAAAGCGCAGTATCATTGCACCTGAAGGGTACTCTTTAGTTGAGGCTGACTCAGCGCAGATCGAGGCTAGAGTTCTGGCGTGGCTAGCAGGTCAGGAAGACCTTGTTACCGCGTTCACGAACAAAGAAGACGTTTATAAAAAGATGGCCTCTCGAATTTATGGTGTCGCAGAGGAAGAAGTTACTAAGGCTCACCGCGCCGTAGGAAAAACTACCATACTGGGTGCCGGATACGGCATGGGGGCAGTACGTTTTAAAGAGCAGCTCAAGACCGTTGGGGTTGATATGGAGTTGGAGGAAGCTAGGCGCGTAATAAATGTATACAGGACAGCGAACGACAAAATACACACGCTATGGCGTGATGCGCAGAATACTATAACTAACTTATCTCGCGGGGACGCTGTTTACTTTGGGGTGGATAACTTCGTAAAAGTTTCTTCTGAAGAAAGCGCGCTGATATTACCTTCTGGCTTGCTCTTAAGATATAACGACTTACAGGCTGAGCAAACTGATAAAGGGTTTGAATACACATACCAAACTAGACGAGGCCGAACCCGAATCTATGGTGGGAAGGTAGTCGAGAATGTGTGTCAAGCTATCGCACGGTGCATAATCGGTGACCAGATGTTGGATATCGCTAAGAAGTACCGTGTTGTTTTAACTGTACACGACTCTATTATGTGCTGTGTACCAGACGAAGATGTTGAAGAAGCGCAGGCTTACGTTGAACATTGTATGTCTATAACCCCCGACTGGGCAGTGGGCCTACCAATTAGCTGTGAGTCTGGGGTTGGAAAATCTTATGGAGAGTGTGAATGACATGAGTATTACCCCGTGGTCTTTCAGTAAAATCAAAGCCTTTGAGCAGTGCCCTAAGCAGTTCTACCACATGAAGATTGCTAAGGAGTATGTAGAGAAAGAGACTGAGGCGATGCTGTATGGGACGTTGTTCCACGAAGCCGCGGAGAATTTTATTAAAGATGATACCCCTATACCAGAAAAGTTTCGGTTCGCAGAGAAGGCGCTAATAAACCTTCGAGACAGGCCCGGTAAGAAGTTATGTGAGTACAAGTTAGGGCTTACCGAGAACCTAGACCCCTGCGGATTTTTTGACGACGACGTTTGGTTTCGTGGTATCGCAGACCTTATTATTCTAGATGGGGATACTGCATGGGTGGTAGACTACAAGACTGGTAAGTCTGCACGGTACGCGGATAAAGGGCAGTTAGAGTTGATGGCGCTGGCTACGTTCAAGCACTTCCCTGAAATAAAAGTTGTTAAGGGGGGATTGTTCTTCGTAGTGGCTAAGGCGCTAATAAAAGATCGCTATGAAGTGTCGATTGCCCCTATATTATGGAACAAATGGCTAGCGGATTATGCTAGAATGAAAAAAGCGTTAGAGAAAAATGTATGGAACCCTCGCCCCAGTGGGCTGTGCCGTAGGCATTGCGCGGTTCTTGAATGTGCACACAACGGGAGAAGTTGATGACCTATAAGAAAACCGGCGCGGGTAAGAAACGCCCATACAAAGCCGAATATAAAAAACAAGTTGCGCGTGGCGAACATGCTGACCGCATGGAGCGGCAGCGGGCACGTAGGAAAGTAGATAAGACCGGCGTGGATAAGAATAAAAACGGCAAAGCAGACAAGCGTGAGGGCAAAGATATCAGCCATAACAAGATGCTATCCAAGGGGGGCACCAACAAAGACGGTTACCGGATAGAGAGCGCTAGCAAAAACAGAAGTCGCAATGGGAAGAAGCCTCGCAAAACTACGTAGTAGTGGGGCGTACAACAGGAGAACTAACATGGAGATCGTCGATAACAAGGCGGTGTTACTGAAGCTGCGTAACCCGCAGAAAGTAACTACGGTATTACCTAACAGCAAAGACGTTGGCGGTAACACAGTATTAGTTAAGTGGGGCGTTGACGAAGCCCTCAAACTAAAAAGTATGGATATAGATATCCCTGCCCCTATAACGGGTAAGTATGATTGGCCCGGAAAATATAAACCTTTTGGCCACCAGCGAACTACCTCTGCGTTCCTTACTATGAATAGGCGTGCCTTTTGCTTTAACGAGCAAGGCACAGGGAAAACAGCTAGCGCCATATGGGCGTCTGATTTCTTACTTAAGCAGGGGGTTATTAACCGCGTATTGGTTATATGCCCGCTATCTATCATGGACTCTGCATGGCGTGCAGACTTATTTAGTTTTGCCATGCACCGTAGCGTTGACATCGCGTATGGGGCTCCCGCCAAACGACGTAAGATACTAGATAACAACGCTGACTACGTAGTAATAAACTACGACGGGGTTGAAATTGTAGCGGATGATATCGCAGCGGGTAATTTTGACCTTATAATTGTAGATGAAGCTACGCACTATAAGAACGTACAGACACGGCGTTGGAAATCTCTCCGTAAATTACTTAAAGACGACACATGGCTGTGGATGATGACGGGTACTCCTGCTGCCCAAAGCCCTTTGGATGCGTACGGTATAGCCAAACTAATAAATCCTACCGCCGTCCCTAAGTTCTTTGGCTCTTTCCGAGACCAAGTTATGTACAAAATTAGTAGGTTTAAGTGGGAGGTTAGGGATAACGCAACCGACACGGTGTACCGTGTACTACAACCTGCTATACGGTTTACAAAAGACGAGTGCCTAGACCTGCCAGAGATGGTCTACACTAAGCGTAACGTAGAGCTTACTCCGCAGCAAAAGAAGTACTACAAAGAACTTAAGACACGTATGGTTATGCAAGCTGCTGGGGAAGAAGTTACCGCAGTAAACGCTGCTGTAAACATGAACAAACTCCTACAAATATCTGCTGGTGCAGTCTACACCGACAACGGAGAGGCACTAGAGTTTGATATTAAGCACCGATACAAAGTGCTTATGGAGTCTATACAAGAAACCAGTTCTAAGGTGTTATTGTTCGTACCGTTTAAACACACTATAGGTATCCTCTCGGAGAAGCTGACGGCAGACGGGGTTTCTAACGAGGTAATCCAAGGTGACGTACCGGTACACAAACGAACAGCGATATTTAAAGCGTTCCAAGAACAAGATAGCCCTAAAGTGTTGGTTATCCAGCCCGCCGCTGCCTCTCATGGGGTTACATTAACCGCTGCAAACACGGTGGTTTGGTGGGCACCTACTAGCTCACTGGAGACTTACGCTCAAGCCAACGCCCGAATCCACAGGTCGGGGCAGAAGAACAAGTGTACGGTAGTCCAACTACAAGGGTCACCTGTAGAGCAACACGTTTACAGGCTTCTTGACAACAGAATAGACGTACACACAAAAATGATAGACTTATACAAAGAATTGCTTGACTAGATAAGAATAGCCCATTATAATCCACTTCTTGTACTAAAACAGGAGGTTTTACTAATGGACGACGAACAAGACCTAAGCACGTTAACTAAAGTGTACATAAAAATACGCGACAAACGTGCGGATTTAACTGCAAAGTTTAAGGAAGAAGACGAAGCTCTTAGGGAGCAGCAAGATAAAGTAAAAGCTAGCCTACTTGCTCACTGCAAAGCTCATGGTGTGGATAGCGTTAGAACTTCTGAAGGGATGTTTTACCGCAGTTTAAAGCGCCGCTACTGGACCAGTGACTGGGAGTCTATGCACAACTTTATTCTTGAACATGCAGCCCCTGAGTTCTTGGAGAAGCGACTAAACCAGACTGCTGTTAAGCAGTTCTTAGAAGAGTACCCCGAGGTTCTACCGCCGGGGTTAAACGTAGAATCTGAATACACTGTATCAGTTAGGAGAAAATAGTTATGAGCGACCCATACGTGCCTATCGAAGATATCGCTAAACATCTCTCCGTATCGCCCTCAACAATTCGGGGGTGGGTACGTAGGGGTAAAATCCCACCGAGTACATTTATTAAAGTGGGGAATACATACCGGTTTAGTATAGCAGATGTTGTTTCTGCACTGCGAACGCCGGTAGAACCTACGCCCGTAGAAGTTACGGTTGTAGCCGAAGAGCTGGCAATGCCCGACGAACCATCGGTAATTGCTTTTGATGTAAACGAAGATGAAGACTTATAGGAGAACTAAACATGTCTGACCTTACCCTTTTTGAAGGTAACGCACTAGCTAACAGCGATTTATTCAAGTCGTTGCAGTCTACAACTAATAACCTACTTGGTGGTTCTGGTGGCGGTATGCGCCGCATTAGTATCCGCGGTCGTAGGTTTAGGGAGATTGTAGGCAGCGAACAGATTTCTGTTAGCAAATCTGACAGCATGAATATCGTAATCATTAACGCGGCTAAGATTTCTCGTACTTACTATGACGCCGTGTATGATCCAGATAAACCTGCTACTCCCCACTGCTGGTCCGCAGACACACAAACACCTTCTCCTGATGTGCCGGAAGATCAGCGCATGGCTGCACGGTGCATGGACTGCCCTATGAACGTGAAAGGTTCTGGGCAAGGAGAGAGCCGCGCTTGTCGTTATTCACAACGAGTTGCGGTGGCTTTAGAGAACAGCCTAGATAAAATTTACCAGCTACAACTCCCAGCGACTAGCGTGTTTGGGGACGGGAAAGATGGTAAGATGCCTATGCAAGCCTACGCTCGTTTCTTGAACGCGCACAATACACCCCCCATTGCTGTTGTAACCGAGATGTATTTCGACGAAGATAGCGATGGCCCTAAACTATTCTTTAAACCACTACGGCCTCTTTCTGAGGAAGAGTTAAAAGAAGCGGCAGTATTACTAGATGACCCAGATACCGCTCGGGTGCTTACAATGTCTGTGGCTAAACCAAAAGAAGATGTCAGTGCTCCTGCCGCCTTAGAGAAACCAGCGCCAGCAGCTAAACCGAAAGAAGCTAAGAAAGAGGTTAAAGCAGAAGAACCTACAGAAGAGCCGACTAAAGTCGCTAAGAAATCAGATAGCGGCTCTAAAGATGCTGATCCCGACTTAAATGCTATAGTAGATGCTTGGGATGATGACTAACATACTATAGCACCATGCCGCGATCACTTAGGTGGTCGCGGCTATTCTCGGGAGGTAATAATGAAAACAGAAACATTTTTAGAAAAGGTGCTATCGGGAGACGGGTACTACTGCATGTTTGCGTCTAGGTCTTCAGACAGTAAACGCGTACAAAAATTCTACACCTCGATAAGCGCTGTTTTAGATGCCGCGCATACCCTCGACGCTGACGGGTATGACGCTTACTTCGCCCTATCTACTTTTGAAGAGGATAACTCTCGTAAGGTAGACAACGCTAAACAACTAAAGTCTTTCTTTCTCGACCTAGATTGTGGCGTAACAAAGGACTACCCCGACCAAAACACTGCGCTTTCAGCGCTGAGACAGTTCTGCACGGTGACCAAGTTACCGAAACCACTAATAGTAAACTCAGGTCGAGGGGTACATGCGTACTGGCTGTTAGACGAGGCAGTCGGTAAAGACGATTGGGTACCTATAGCAGAAAGACTCAAGCGTTTATGCGCACAGCATAACTTGTTTGCAGACCCCGCAGTAACTTCTGACGCCGCACGGGTGCTTCGTATACCGGGTACTCATAACCACAAAGGAGACCCGCCCCATAGCGTAGGCTATTTCGGCGACGTAGGGGCGATTAAGCCTATTAGTTTAGAGAGGTTCTCTGGGTGCTTAGGCATAGACATCGCGCCCCCACCTAGCAAATATATACCTAGCGGGGCTAGCGCTGTTATGGACGCCCTTATGGGGAACAAGACTAGCGTGTTCAAAGACATTCTAGATAAGACCTTACGCGGCGCAGGGTGCGCTCAACTAGGCAACCTCATACGCAACCAAGCTGAAGTGCCTGAGCCTTTGTGGAGGGCGGGCTTGTCTATCGCAAAGTTCTGCGAAGACGGAGATAAAGCTGCACGTGCTATATCTCGTAACCACCCCGACTATAACCAGTACGAAACAGCTAAGAAGATGGACTTTATTAAAGGTCCGTACCGGTGTGCTACCTTCGATGAGTACGCGCCGGAGGTGTGCACGTCATGCCCACATTGGGGGAAGATAAAGTCTCCTATCGTACTAGGGGGAAAGATTCGGGAGGCTTCAGAAGAAGATAACATAGTAGTGGAGGCTCCGGCACTATCTCTCCCTAATAACCCAACTAGTACTTACGTCATTCCTAAGTACCCATACCCATACTTTAGAGGGGCTAACGGTGGGGTTTACACGCGTATAACGCAGCCCGAAGGGGAAGTAGAAGAGGTTTTGGTGTACCACCACGATTTATATGTGGTCCGCCGGATAAACGACCCCGAAACTGGCGAGGCAGTAGTGATGCGCCTACATATGCCACATGACGGGGTAAAAGAATTTACGGTGCCTATGGGGATTGTCACATCTAGGGACGAGTTTAGGAAAGCCCTTAACCGAGTAGGTGTAGCCGTAGTAAAAGTAGAACCACTGATGGGGTATACAATGGACTGGATAAAAGAATTACACTCGTCGGTCGCTGCAAATGAAGCGCGCAAGCAGTTTGGCTGGACTGATGATACTATGAGCGCGTTTGTATTAGGTAACCAAGAGATATTAGCAGACAAGATAGAGTTTAACCCGCCGTCTTCGCAGACTGGAGGTTTGTTCGCTTCGTTTGAGCCGAAGGGTACGTTCGAGGCATGGAAAGAAACGATTAATTTTTACAATAGGGACGGATTTGAGCTGCATCAATACATGGTCGGCACAGGATTCGGCTCGGCTTTAATGAAGTTATCCGCCATTAGCTGCGCGGCTATGCACGTGTACAGCAAAGATTCTGGTGTAGGTAAGACGACTGCTATACTGGCGGGGATGTCTATATGGGGTGACCCCAAAGAGTTAGTCATGTTTGAGAAAGATACACATAACACTAAGATGCACAGAGGAGAAGTATACCATAACTTGCCTCTGTACATAGATGAGGTCACAAACAGCCGCCCGAAAGAGCTTAGTGATTTTGCTTACCAAGTGACCGGAGGTAGGCAGCGGGCGCGTATGCACGGCAGCACAAACGCAGAACGATATCGTGGCGAGCCGTGGCAGTTCTTGTCGGTAACTACAGGTAACCTCAGCGTCATAGAAAAGATAAGTCTCTATAAATCTCTGCCGAAAGCGGAAGCACAGAGGGTGCTAGAAGTGAAGGCCGATAGACTGTTTAAAAAATCTCAAGACAAAGCAGAGACAGACGCATTCTCTAAAGCGTTAGAAGCTAACTACGGACATGCGGGGCCAGTATTCGTACAGCACGTCATGGCAAACTTAGACGCGGTGAAGAGAATTACCGCTGAGGTCCAAGCAAAAGTTGACGCGGGCGCACAGTTGACCTCTGAAAACAGGTTCTGGTCTGCGCACGTAACCCACACATTGACCGGACTCATATTTGCCAAGAAGCTAGGGCTTGTAGACTACGACATAGCAAAGATTTTTAAGTTCGCTATCCAGATGCTTAAACTAAATCTAAACGCCGCTTCGGATATGTCCACTACCGCCCAAGAGGTGCTTAACGATTATATAAACGAGCATTGGAATAATGTGCTGTGGATCAAAAGCACGGATGACCTACGTAAAGGTGAGTCTGGAGCGCTCGATTCGTTGATTGTGCCGGAAGCACTCCCACGGGGCCAGCTAGTTGCTCGGTACGAGACAGACATTAAACGGGCTTACTTGATACCGAAACCGTTTCGAGCATGGTGCGCTGAGCAGCAGATAAACTATGGCTCTGTTGTACAAGATTTGATGAAGGAGATGGGCGCTAAGAAACGGAAGATGCGTCTTAGCAAAGGCACACACATGCAGTTGCCTCCAACAGAAGTTCTTATGGTAGATTGCTCAATAGAGGCTTTAGATGACGCAGGGGATACTAAAGAAGGGAAATCTTAACCCTGACGGTATACGCATTGTAGTGCCTTGGGATAGGTTTGCAGTGGGTGCGTCAGTGTTTATACCGTGCATTAACACGAGTTTAGCCTGTGAGCAGGTCAAAAAGACCACAAAACAACTAAATATTGTGGTTAATACGCATGTAACTGTATGTGATAGTAAATTAGGGGTTCGCGTGTGGCGACTGGTATGATAGGTTTTTTATGGCAGACCTCCCTCTGCTACTGATGTACCTCCCTTGATGTCAGTTCTCCTGTATTAGCCCCCGCTTCGGCGGGGGCTATTTTTTAAAATCCCCGGTCGTACTCAGCTATTGAATCTATAGCAAGTTGCCGATAGTTTTTACTCAAGGTAACACCGTTGACCATTAGAGCTGAAGTGCGCATGTGCCCCTTCAGAGACTTTTTAACTGAGTCATAGCCTATAGCCGCATTGGGGTGCCGAGCGTTAAACTTTCTTATCTCTGCCATCACGTCTTTGCTACCACTGCCCATACGAATGTCTACATATAACCGACGCAGTAGTTTAGTGCGTTTTTTATTTGTGGTACGGTCAATACGCTTACTGGCTTGGCTCTGCTCTTGCTTCAATGTGTACTCAGTTGGCGGGAACCCCAGCATCTGCGCAAGCAAGCCTCCAGTCGTTACATCTTCTACGATAGGATCACCCCGCCGCGTTAGGATGCCGTCCTCTCTCGCGTACCTACCGATACCCGGAATACCTTTGGCGACGTTACGGAACGCCGCCGGTAGCATACCTTCTACGCCGCGTATCGTATCTCCGTCCTCACTCATAACTTCTGTGAGCCCACGTTTGAACTGTGTTGCTATGCTCCATGCAGGCCCGCCCATAATCTCCAAGATTTTATCTGCGTCAGAGGCGTCAGTGTTATAAGGATTATCTCGGTATAGTAAGTTTGATAGACCTATACGTGAGGCTACATCTGTGCCTGTGAGGGCGTTTACCGGACCTTTGTAGGCTAATTCGCCGATATGTTTACGTAATATAGTCTCTGCGTCGTCCTCATCCTCATCTAAGAACAAGTTAGCTAGCATTAGCGCCGCGCCTACAAGCGGCATACCCTGCACACCAGCCAGCAGCGCCGAAGAAAGTAGCACCCCAAAGAATTGCTCTCTAGCTATCCTAATCTCTTCTGGTGTGTGCTTATTACTAGTCTTCATATTGTTTAAGGCTATAGCACCAGTTTTAAACAACGTGTAGTACATCTGTGTCCCGTAAGATTTATACATCCAAGCGACACGCCCGATACCTGTCTGAGCAATTTGACCTGTGGTTGTTAGTGAAGCTCCACCGTTCATCTCTGTGGTCATGTATATAGCTTCTTCCGCTGCACGCTCCATAGCCGCGGCGTCGATAGTTGTGCCTTCTTTCTGCATGCGTTGTAGTTCGAGATCGTATGAAGATATTAAGGCTACTTGTCTGTTGTACCGCTCTATTGAGTGAAACGCGAAGGCACCCCACCCGTTAGCCGTATCCCACAGGCTTCTATCTCGTCCAGTAGTATCATCAATATTCAACGTGTCATAGAACAGCGAACGACTCAGCAGCCCTCGCGACCCAGCTATTTCTACGAGAGGCTTTAAACGCTCCAACAGTTCAACTTTATCTGCGTCGAGGTCCATATCTTTTCGAAGTACAAACTCCCCTTTATTGTTGTACTCATAATAGTTGTCTATAGAAGGAGTGCCGTTAGCATCTACGTTGTCCTGCTCCTGATCGACGCGAGATAGCTTACGGGTCGTACCGCTACTTCCGATGACGGCTGTCGCGCCCCATATTGCCTTCGAAGCTGCCGACCCCCCAAGAGCCTTTCTGTATTTACCATTAAGCATAGGCATAAAGATAAGGGGCACCTGCGAGGCGTTGACGATTGCAGAAGATATATTGAACCCAATAGTGCCCATAAACGCGAGGCGGTTAGCTTGTGCAGCCGCACGGTTAACTAAATCAGTTGGTGGGTTACGGGCGAAGTTTGCCCTCTCCTTTAACGTCTCTAATACCTGTTTAGAAGCTGCCAACTCGGACTCGTTGTATACCCCTGTTTCTTTGTTTCTATTCCACGCCTCTTCTAGTTTTCTTTCCGCAGCAATTATTGCTTTACTAGACTTAAGCTGCGCAACTTTCCGATTTAGGTTATACGCTTTATCTCGGAACGCCCCAAAAGCATCTTGATCGAATCCAGCGACATCTCCACGCCCTTGCATGGCCCTAGTAACGGCGGTCTCTGGGAGCGCTTGCAGATACAACTGCATGAGCTGCTCTCGTTTTTCCGCGTACTCGGTTTCTAGAAGGGCTTCTTCCTCCTTAGTACCACCTTTTGGGGGCTTTAGTATCTGTAGTACATCTTCCATAAACTCGTTCGACGGAGCCCCTTTTATAGTAAGCTCTTTTATTGTGTCGTAGGGTACCGGACCAACTACAACTCTAGAGTCGTTCTTTAACTCTGCTATCCGCGCCTTTCTTTTATCCATTGTCATAAGCGCTTCGTACACTACTTCGGTAGTTTCACCTACCTTCGCTTCGTATCTTATCCAGTACTTACCTTCACGGGTAAGGGGGAAATAAGGGTCTATTGTGTTTTTGTTAAACATACCAGAAAGCACAGAGGCTTTAAGTTTTTTACGCTGTTCTGGGTCGCTAACTAGAGAATCGATTGTCCCGTCTATGGTTTCTCTCATGTCTTCGTATATGGCCTTATACGCATCGCGCATCTCTTTATATATAGCTTGCCCGCCAGATTCTTTAAGTTTTGTCCACTCGCCTTTCTTACCATTCATAGACTCCCATACTTCTAGCTTCTCGGGGTCGTCTTTATAGATATCTTTATTTTTGCTAGGGTCTACCCGCGCTACCGTACTGCGGTAAACTACGCTATCAAATGTTTCTTTTAGCGTAGGGTGATTTTTAACCCACTTTGTAAACGTAATTAACGTGCCGTCTACTCGCTCGTCTGCTTTGCTAAGTAGCCCCGCCTGCTCTTCTATAACTTCTTGAAGCTCGCGTGCCGGTACCTCCATCTTATACTTACCAGCGATATCACGGACTGCTTGCAGAGGTAGCGTGTACAGAAGCGTAAAGTTAGCCGCAGCGGGGGCTTTTTGGATAAACTCTACAACGTTTTCTACAAAGGTCGGTTTATCTTGTGTAGCAGATTTTACCCTGCTTTTTACTTCATATATCATACCATCAATGGCACCAGATGTTGATAAGTACATCTCTCCCGCATCGCGTGAGTCCGGGGCTGGCGCTAGCATAGCCTCAATAAGTGTGTCTGTGTTGTTTAGCGCGGACCCTAAAGGTCTAGTTTGCATACCTAACTTACGGCGTACAAAATTACCGATAGTATTAAAGAACCGCGTTAGCGCTGAGATCGGCGCGCCTGTAGGGTATATTCTTGCAAGCTCTCTTTGGAACTCG